AGGTTCTATAAATATATCTGTCATGAATGAGTTAAATGAGTATTCTATACATATTTCCTTAAACTTTTCATAGTTAATCTTACCTCTTGTATATATTTTTAGTATACTATCAATATTATGTAGTGTATGATTATCAACAAACCACTTCAAATCTATTAGCTGATGATTCCTTGTAAGTATATCTAAAACATTATCACTTATAGGTGATTCAGAATATTCAAAATTAATATAATTACTTATTGATCCATATTTATCAAGAAGCTTACGAGCTTTAACAGGTCCAATACCAGGAACGCCAGGTATATCGTCAGAACTATCTCCCACAAGAGAAAGATAATCGACCGTTTCTTCTGGATCATACCCAAACAATTCCTTACAATTCGTTTTCCTAACATAATCTTCTTTTCTTGGATTAAATATCTTCACACGATCAGTAGTAAGTAATTGATTAAAGTCTTTGTCAGAAGATACTATGGTTATCAACCACTCAGGATTTAGTACTTTAAAATAAAGGTATGCTAAGAAGTCATCACCCTCGTATTCTGAAGATTTATTCTTGTCAAATAAATATTTAATTCTTAGATACCTAAGGATCTTTAATATGATCATTTTTTGCTTAATCAAAGATTCTCTATCATAAGAAATATTCTTACGATGGCCTTTATAATTAGGTAATAACTTATCCCTAAGAGGAGAATGCCCATTATCAAATGTAATATATACATCATCAGGGTTAAATCTTTCAATATACATGTGTAAAGATTTGAAAAACCCAAATATAGCTCCACTTGGTTTACCATCGGTACTCTTAAGTTTCTCAAATTTATGAAATGATTGATGGAGTATGTTCTCTCCATCAATCAGTAAAACTTTTTTTCTAACCATAGTATTTTTCTTTCAATTTAGTTACTTGTTCTTTCACAAAAGAATAGTTCTCCTCTATCAAACCTATTAGAATGACAGTAATATATTCTTCATATTCAAATTGCTTACGATAATCTTCAACTAAATCATTAAGCCATTTCTTAGTAACCATAAGTTTTGTAAACTTAATAGACCTAAATTTAGACTTAATCTTTAAATCTACGGCCATCTGAGATATATGTATAGCCTTATTTAAATCTTGTTCACCATTCTTATAAGGAAACCTAGAAACATATTTCAATATTTCACCTTGAAACCAATTAAAATTAAATGCAGCTATCACTTTTACAGGCTCTACTTTAAGCCTTTCATAGTGATTACCTCCTACTTGCTGTTCATTCATCTTCGTTTTCATCGTCTTCAGCCTCATTAAATGATTCATATTCTACGCCATCAACCGGAAATAGGTTGATAGATATTGATTCAAGCTTTTTTCTTGTAGTACCGATGGTGTTAATTCCAGCTCTTTTAAGTAACTTTCGTCGTAAATCATCATCAGACTCGATAAGCTCTCTGAACTTCTCCTCTCCTCTAGCAATTTTCTCTCCTTTGTACTTAATAACGCCCCCATTTGCCTTTTCGATAACTTCTTCTTCTGCAAACACCTCATCAAGGTAAAAATATCTATCGAACCCAATGTCGTGTAATTTAGGGTTAAAGTAAACTGGACATTTAGAAATAGTAGGCTTAGGCGGAGCGACTTTGTTTTTAAGTACTCGTAACGTAACCAATTTACCAGCTTTTCTTTCTCGCCCTTTAGACTTAACCGTAATACTTCTACCAGCGAAAAAGGCAACTCTAATTGATGCCCAGAACTTAAGAGCTGCTCCTCCAGTTGTTGTGGTATTATCCTTACCGAATCCGACATTGAGGGCAGTACGTACTTGGTTGATATAGATTTGAGTAACCCCGAGTCTGTAGAATAATTCATTGCGTATACGAAAATATTTATATAAAGCTTTTGCTCTTCCACCCATTTCAGCCTTCCCATCTACCATTTTAGCATCTATATTATCTGCACAATCCATTGCAGCTATAGAATCTATAACTAGTAATATAGGCTCATTATGAGTTAACTGAGATCTCCAATACATAGCTAATTCAGCTACTACATCAGATACATATTCTATACGAGTATCATTAACAACAGTAACATGGTCAGGGTCTACTCCATTAGCTTCAGCCCATGAGTTCATCCAAGATTGTTCAGCATCAACCCATATAACATGACCTCCTAACTGTTGACAAGTATATGCAAAGTTATAAGCTATAAGTGACTTACCTGAAGATTCCTCTCCTGCTACTTCTACTATCTTACCAAAAGGTATACCTCCACCCCATTGATGATTAAGAGCAAAGAATGTAGAAGGTAACCATAAATTTTGATCCTCTACTTCTGAAGCCTTCATCTTTATAATTGAGCCATATTTCTTGTTTAGCTCATTTAAAGTAGGGACTTTAATTTTTGTCTTAGTTGCCATATAGTTTTGATTTAATAACTAAAAGAGGTAGAGTCATCTCTAACCCTACCTCCTCCGAACGAAATAATAAACATTAATTTAAACTAAACATAACACGGGACATTAAATATCAGATTTATACTTTTTCTTACCCTTCTTATCCTTGTCCTTCTTAGACTTCTTCTTAGGCTCATCGTCTACATCTTCAGATGAATGATCCTCGTTAAGGAATTTCTCCAACTTAGCCTCAAGTTCATCATATGGTTCTATCTGAGCCCTTACTATACCTTCCAAATCTATTGTACCTGCATATTTCTTATCCAATTTAGTAGGTTTACATGGACGTACCGTATATGAAGTATCCATCTTACCTGATCCAGAACGTACAATTTTAATATCATAACCGGTAATAGGATCAGTCATGTCTCCAGCTTCATCCTCATCAAGATATAAGTCAATAATATCATTATATACAGACCCTGCAATAAGTATACCCTTATCTGCTCCATCATGATCTACCTTAGTACCTTTATCATCTTGATATATAATACCACCAACTACATACTTCCTTCTTGGAATAAGTAACTTTGCAAGTTCTTTGTCATCCTCATCTTTAGACTGTTTTAACTCTTGATACTTTTCCATGAATGGGCATGGTTCATCAAATGTAGCTGGAGATATAATCCCTCCAATACCTTGCAAATAGAATTGGATAACTTCTATACCAAGCTCCTGATCATCTCCAGGTGATTTAAGTCGTATACGGGTACTACCCTCCTTCGGGAAAATCAACCCATTGTTATTACCTTTACTTTCAAGAGCTTTCTTTCTTGCAAGCATCTTCTCCTTTGTAGTCATTCCACTACTTGAGAGCTTCTTTTTACTTTTATCTTTCATTGCTTAAACATTTTTATTTTCATGAACATAAATGATCTCATTGAGAGCAAGTACTGTAAACTCCCATTTACCTTCCATAGAAGCTAACTCGGTACCATTAAAATCACCCCAAAGATCAAGCTCCTTACCGGCATATAATCCGTAAGTTACTATTACTCCAGTCTTAACCATACCGATGTAATTAGTATAATCCTCTGTAATTGGACCGGGTATAATAACAACACCCTCACGAGGTACACCCTCTTTAGTTTGGCCTGGGATAATTATAGACCCAGACACAGTATCCTGATCTTTAGGACTTAAGATAAGTACCCTATTTTCAGTAGGAGTACCTAATCTTTTTAAGATAGCAGCCATCTTCTGGGCTACTGTGAGTGAAATGTGGTTTAACTTAAACATAATTTTATAAATTAAAAAGGTTTATAACTTATAGTTGTTTACGAACATTGGCATTCAAGGAACGCAGTATATTTTCTCTACTTAAGTAACAATTACATATAGAAATAAACTCAGCAGCTTTAGCAGCAGCCTCTAGATACCTTTCACAAACAGATCTATACTTTTTCGATGAAAGTACCTTGTTAGATACATAATCATTATTCCACCTCTCATTGGAATCTTTAAAATATACCCATTGAGTTGCATAGGTATCTTCCTTTTCTCTTGCTAGAGCATCTCTTTCTTTAATATATTTATCACGAATAGAACATAATATATAATAACTAGATGGAGAATCCTTTAACTGTGAGTTCATGAGATTCTCATCAATAGATAACTCTTTTTGTATATCTATTTTTATAACCTTACCTTGAAACTTTACCTTGATAGGTTTTATTGTTACGCCTTTCATATATGTTCAATTGTTATATTAGAACAATTATTATCTTTACGATGAACTATTTCACTACCGCAACATGGGCAACTTACACATGAACGATGTATATAACTGTTATAGTGTAAATCCTCTGCCTCATACTCAAATTCAGTATCACAAGTAAAACAATGGGTTATCCACTTTTTACTAATACTTCCCTGCTTTAAAATCTTCTTCATATTTCTTCATTTGTTTAGCAAAATGTTTAGGATAATCAGATATAGGTATATCAGAATATTTTTTAGCCTCTTTCATATACTCATCAACATCAAAATCAGGCTCAAGCATTTTCTTATAATCATAGCCTGGTATAAATGGTAATTCTTCAGCCATATTTCTACCAACATGATAATCCATGTCCATAAGTACATCATCTATTTGGAACCCAAAATACTTCTTAGTACTTGGATTACTAAATATTTTCCACATCTCATAAAGATCCCATGTATTAATCTTCTCAGGTGTAGTATTCATATAATTAGCATCATGTACCAATGTAACAGAATCCATCTTAGGTAGTTTACCTTGCCTCATTAAATAATAAATAAGTATAGAACCAAATAAGCACATATCAGAAGCAGCTGATTGACAGGGGAAATTAAGTCCTAATCTATTAGCATAAGCTACCTCATCACCATTATCAGAATATACCTGAGGTAATCTACGCTTCCTACCAAACAAAGATTTTAAATACCCATGCTTTTTAAGTATTCTCTCCTGCTTAGCTTTAAATTTCTGAAGTGCTGGATGTTCTTCGAAATATTCATCCATCTGTTTCTTAGCTTCATCTTTTGTAACAATAATACCAGATTTTGGATCGGATAGCTTAACTGCAAGGAGACCAGGACCAATACCATATATAAGACCAAAAGCAAGTTGTTTTGCTTGTTTTCTCCTTATAGACCATAGCTTATGATCAGGATGATTTTCATCTTTATATATTTTAAGTATTTTATCATAATCTACATGATACTTTTTACAAGCAATAGCCAGGTGAGGGTCTTCTCCATTTGCAAACGCTTTAAGATAAGTTTCATCTCCACTTAAATGAGCCATTACCCTAAGTTCTGCTTGAGAAAAGTCAGAACTAATATATAAGGTACCTGGTTTAGCTATAAGTTGTTTCTTAATATTTGGGTCAACAGATGTTTTAGGTATCTGTTGAAGATTAGGTTCTTGTGAAGATAATCTTCCAGACGTAGTTCCCGATATAAGGAATCTACCATGCAATCTTGAATCATCCTGAGTTTTTTCATGCCAACCTTCAATAAATGTGGTATACATTTTCTGAAGACCTCTCAGGTCCATGAGATTATCTAGAAACACTGCTTTTGGATTCTCGGGATCTTTTACAGTAAGTCGTAACTGTTGTAATGTATCTTCAGAAGTAGATGGAGCTCCTTTTTCTGTAAATGTAGTACATTCAAAACCAAACCCATGTTTATCATATATGAGTAATGGTAAATCTTTTGGTGAACCAAGGTTTACTGGGTCTTCTATATCACGTTCTCCTTTAGTAGAATATACTCCAGCCCTAATATTTATTATTTTCTGTTCCCTGGAGGCTATCTTTTTAGCATTACCATCGCCATCTTCTTCTGTAAGTTCATCTATTTTTCTCTGTATTTTACTTATATAATTCTCCCTCCTTTGTTCTACTAAATACTTATGGAAACGTTTAACTTTAGGCAAGCTTAATATATTATCTAGAGCTTGGTTTATCTTTTCTTTATATTCTTTAAGTAACTTTTCATTGAATTCTCTGTCAATATATAAACCGTTTACCTCAACAGTTTGTAATACCCTTGAAGCAGGCATAATCATATTCCGGAATAGGTCATATAAACCTAAATCTATAAGCTTCTTCTCAAAGAATATACACAACCTAAAACAATAATCAGTATCTTGACCACCATACTGACATAATTGATCTAATGGTTTCTGATCCCAAGGTATTTTATTAAAACCTCTTGTTTCTTCATAACCACTTGCTTCCGGTAAATACCTTCTAACCATATCCTTAAGACCCATAGGTCTTTCCTCATTAAGTATATATTTAGCAAGCATACCGTCTATACAAGTACCACGATAATAAATATGGTATAATTGAAATATCTGAGCATCAAACTTCATATTCCAAGCCATCTTTACTACGTCTCTATTTTCAATAAGTTCGTGGCCTATCTTTTTAATAACCCATTTAGAGGAATATCTTATACCATATTCTTTACGTTGAAAATGGTCAGTTACTACAGAACAAGCAAACCCAGCCTGATATGTAATAGACAGAATAGTAGTACAAAAATCTTTCATGTAAATAGGTTTGGCATTAGTTTCCCAGTCATAACAACAATAACCAACCTCTTTACAAGCTTTAATTAGTTGCCTAACTTCTGCCTTTGTTTTAAGAATTTTAGTTTTAGTTCTATCCATACCAATAAACATTAAAATATGGGAATACTAAGTATTCCCATATATAAATAGAATTTAAACTAACTCATCTATGGATGTCTTTAATTTCCACCAGTCTTTCTGATATACATGAAGAGAACCTATTTGATGAAATAAGTAACCATGTTTAACTCCTACCTTTTCAGCTATATATTCCATCAACAGCCAAGCCAGATATATATCATCTCCACAATGACCGACTAAATCACAACTTCTCTGATTATAAATAATGTTCAACTGCTTACCATGATTACTATCTCTAATAAGGAACTGATAATACATAGAACATGGTATACGAGCATGTCCATCTAACCTATCCGCATCAGTTTTTGTATCAAATATACTTAGTACTGCTTTACGAGTATCTTTATCATACTTTAATAAAGATATAATATGATTAAGGTAAGTATTATGAAGGTAAGTATTATGTTGATCTACTCCATTCCAATCATTAAAGGCAGACCTATTCATACGGTCAGAATAGGTATAATCAAAATCACCTCTAACAGTAAGAAACTCTTCCCACATAGGTTTATTTAATTTCCAAGCCTCTCCAGGGTTTATCCTTTTACCAGATATTCTTTCTGCAAACTCGGCATCAGCCCATTCCCTTGTATGAGTATAAGCAAATAGATATTCGGGATCTGGTAATGAAGTAAGGCAATAGCTTTCAGCTATAAGCTCCTTAGTTATAAAGTCAGGATTACCTTCGATATTTTTATTTTGATAAGTCTTGGGCCTATTCTCATGACCCATTTCAATAACATCACGAGATAACTCGGACATTAATTCTCTAGCACAAGTGTAAATTCTCATTGTTTCTTTTGTTGTTGTTTTAAATACTTGGTTTTAAATCTCTTCCTCTGGCTATATGATATACAATCCTCTGGGTAAGGTATACCTTCATCATACTCTAATAGCATATCTTTTGCATATAGAGGTTTATATTCATATAGATCTGGTCTAATCACTTTGAATGAACGAAAGAATACCTTAAAACTAGAAAATTGTTTTGGATCCCCAGTCTTATACTTCTCAAATACCTCTTTAACATGTTTAGTCCATGGATTCTTATGACCTTTTAACACCTTTTTAAGTGGTTTATAAGCATCATACATCATAAGAGTTTCTACATTACCATACATTTGAGTACAGAATAAGTTTAATTGAACTGTTTGATTAGGCCCATATACATACTCTGCCATTCTCTGTACTAATAATAGGTCGAATATAAGGCGTTTTGTAATCTCAGAAGCCCTAAGTATCATGGTGAGTACAGGAACATCTTCCTGGAATCGCTTAGAGAATGTAACTGCAAGTAAACATTGCTTACCATTATCATGTCTGTTATTGAACACATAACTATGATTGTAATTTTGGTTGTACTTTGCTTTAAGATCTCTTAAACGACTACGCATAAGATCCAATTTATTGAAATCTATGTAATTATTCAAGAGACTACTCCACTTAGTAGCTGTATAATTAAACACTCTACCATAGTTAAACTCTGGATCAACATAAGCTTTACGTACCTTAATAAATACATTATATACTGTAGCTAAACCAGAATTAGCCAGCCCACCTTTTTCAAAGAGGACTGGATCTATAGTCAAAAACATCTCATTAAGTTTTTCCCAACACTCTTGGGAAGTTGCAAATTCTAGAGAGTGACAGGTTTCCTCTGTACTCATGTACTCAGTTAATCCTGGTATTGCTTTGTTAAACCCGCTCATTTTAATATTTTGATTTAATCCTGAACAAATTAGTGAGATGTTTACAATATCTAAGCCTAACTAAAGACTCAGGTGTAAACCCTATAAACTTAAAATAACCGAGAAGAAGTAAGAAACCATAAACAATCTCACCTTGATACCTTACTTCATCAGTAAGTTCCATTGTCTGTTTCCATGGTTTATTTTTAAGATAATTACGAGCTACTGATAAATGGTAAGTCATTTCCCAAGCAAACTTTGCTTCATTGTCATGCATTAACCAAGATATACTATGAAAAGCCGGTGTATATACATTAACTTTATCATAATCATTACGGTCAAAATACTCTGACATTATGGATTCAGATAAAACTCCCCAATTAATATGATACCAATCATCATCACTAGGAGGTAAGAATCTTTCAAAAAGAAGCTGAATACCAAGACCCATTAAATCGGATAAATTATTATCAAATTTTACCTTAAACTTCTCTTGGCAATAAGAATATATATCCTCTGGTTGTATGTTAGAATATAACAGAAGATTCAAATAAAATGCTAGAGCATCTGCCTGTTCCTCATTTGAGTTCTGTAAATGATTTAACAGCAATTGATAATCTTCTTGTGACCATCTAATAAAGTTAGGGCCTTTCTCATCTAACATTTGAAGAGCATAAGTAGTCGATTCATAACCTTCACCTATTTCTTCAATAACTCTTGCAGTCATATCCTTAATTACTGCCTGACCTTCACGAGAATTTACATTTATTGGATATTTAGGAAGTTTTTCTATATCCAAATACTTATCAAGAAGGCCAGTTTGAAGTTGGTAAAGAAATTCTAATTCCATACCAACTTCATAAACTGGCTTCTCGTTAATAAATGATCTTATGTCCATATATTAATTAGGAATTTGGTTTATCATCATAAGGCTCAATATCTTTCATCACTGACCTATTATCAGTAGAACCCTGCCAATTACTACCTCTATCAGACCAATTACTGGATAAATTGACAAACTCATCTAAAGTAATACGTTCTGGTAAAGTAGTATATATAGGAACATGAATAAACTGTAAAGCAGCTTTTTCATCTACATCTATAACTTGAGGTATATCAGAAGTATTGATAAGACTTATATGTATTTCACCAGTATAAGTAGAATCTACTATCTCAGCTCCATATATTAAACCCTTTTTAGTTGATACTCCAGATTTATTAGCTGCCATTAACATAGAATTCGAAGGTTCTAATAAACTACAAACTCCAGAAGGTATAATAACTCTTGAATTAGCACCAATTATTATTTGAGTTACAAAACGACCTACTGTCTTAATACTAGTAGTACCAGTATTAGGCCAATCAGAATTATTTGAGTGAATTAAGTTATGGTTAGCTTTCTCATTAGCCTTAAATAAATCACCTGGTGTTAGATTTTTTGGTATAAAGAAATCAATACCTGCTTCATTTATACCAGCTCTACGAGGTTCTATAACATCTCTACAAAGTAAATAACGAAATCTTGGCTTTTCCATAATTACATTGATTTATAAATTGTACGAATATCTTTCTTTGGTACTTCAAATTTAATAGAAGTTTTATCTACTATCTCCTTACGAGTTTTACCCTTACGTTTAAGACCTCTAATATATTTCTTAATACCATTTATATCTTCTAACATATCAAGGTCTTTATAATGGTTTTTAGCCTCTAACTCTTTACGGGTAACTTTTAACATTTGTGCCATTTTAATACAACAAAGTTCAGAATCACCACATAATTTACATTCTTTAGTACTTAAATCATAAGCTTGACCGAAGCAATCAGTATTACCTCCCAAAGTAGTAACATCGATCGGTACTAAAGGATCTTGCTTAGCTAGTACGGGTAATTTACTTTTTTTAGACATAATATCGAGATTAAAAATAATAATGTGGACCAGCCAGGACTTGAACCTGGGACCTTCAGATTATGAGTCTGTTGCTCTAACCTACTGAGCTACAAGTCCATTAGTACCTCGAACGGGACTCGAACCCGCACAACCAAATGGTCAGAAGATTTTAAGTCTGCCGTGTCTACCATTCCACCATCGAGGTATCGTAAATCTTATTTATATAAGATGTTTAGATAAAATAGTCATTGATACTATTTCTTCTTGGGATGTTCTCTGGTCTTGAAGTGTAATCAGAAGATCCTGTAGTAAAGAATCTTCGCTTACCATTTTATCACCATAACCATCCCAACTGTCATTGAGTATAACCTCTAATTTAACCTTGATCATAGTGTACCATCTACATATTTCTTAATATTACCCCAACGATTAATAGCATCCTTCTTCTTAAGAATAGATTTAGCCTTATTCCTAATCATCGTATGGAAGTTATCTATACTATCATACCAATATAGATCATCCATATATCCAGTAGTTTTTTGTAAGTAATTTAATTTCTTTTTTATACTATCTATGAGACTTACTATATCGTTAAAGTTATCAACAGAGTAATTTTTGTTTACCTTTTTAAGTATTTCATTAGCATCATAGTGGGAAGTTTCTATTATACAACAGCACATGAATATGGAGATTATGTTCTCTAGTAATGGTTGTAGAATTTCCTCTGGTAAATTAAGATCAGATAACTTAACAGTTTCTTCTATTACATTATCATAATCTTTACAATGTTGTTGTTTTACGTATTCCCATTGAGAATCTATTTCTTTTCTACATTCTAAAGCCTTTATAAAATTACCGTTCTTTTGGTAAATTGAAGCTTGTTGATCAAGTTTTTGTATCTCCTTATTATTTAAAAAGGCTATCTTTAACTTTTTCTGATCCTCTAGAGGTATCTGATCCCAAGTCATCATAGTGTTAAATATTTATTGTTACTGTTATGTTTATACCATTTTTTCGAATATCATTAACTAAAACCTTTAGTTGTGAAATAAGATCATCTGTGTTTGTAACTATCTTCTTTTTAGTCTTTTTAGGTTGTTCTTTTTTCACAGAATCTGCTACCTTATCAACATCAATCAATTCAGAAGTTCTTGACCAAAAGCTATCTTTTACCTTAAATCCTACACTAATTGCCTTATATATAGATGACTCTTTTACATTTAAAGCTTTTGCAGCTTCTTTTACATTATCCCATTTCTTAATTAATTGACCAAGGTTATCAATTTGATAAACGGGTTTACCAGATTTAGTAGATTTAACCTTATTAGGTTCTGGTACTTCTTGAGGTATAAGTGGTTTATCATTATATTTTAAAGGCTTAAAGATATCCGGCTTAGGTTTATTATCTTTCTTTTCTTCTTGAGGTTTATTATTAATATAATCTTCTTGAGGTTTATTATTAATATAAT